GATAGACACAATCGAAGGCGGTACGGGTGGGCATGTGTACGACATACGTGCGCTTAACTCCATCGACGTTGCGCTGGGTGGTACGGGTGGATTTATTTATAACGAGTTCGCTTTAGTTTCCATCGGGTCAAATGTGAACCAAAACTGGTCACCTGATAAAGAGATAGCCGGGGAATCTGTATCGGTCTGGCTTAAAGAAAGAATTGGCAACAAAATAGCCGATACAGTTACACCGGGAACCGGCGATGCAACTATTTTACCAGCTACCACAACCGTTCAAGCTAATATGTCTGCAACAACTAATCAGGATGCAGTTGCAAATACAATATGGGTGTTAAGGGGTAGGCTGACAGCAACAACAGCAAGTCGGATTCAGGGTGCTTCAGTTACGGGACAAAATACACGGTTTTATTTAGGCACAGACGCAGCAAGTAAATGGCGGTTTGGCTACGGTGATCAATCCGGTTTAAGTTCACCGGCAGGGGCGGCAGATACTAACTGGCACACTTTTTTGATGTATGACAAAAGAATGTGGGTGTTGGCTGCTGATATAGATATATCTAACGCCAATCTACTCAATATCATTGCAACTGTTACCCCTGATGTTAATCATTCAACAGCCGCCTTTTCGGGTACAGTTGGTAAAATATCCTATTGCACTGCTGCGACCATTTATATAAGGTTTGAATTTGCATTAAGCTATATCGGCACTATTACGGCTGGGATAATTACGTGGGCAAATAAACACGTCTTTAGGGGTAAAATCCTCATAGATGATCTATTGTCTGATTCTAACTCAATTGTATGGAATACAGCCCCAACCGAAAGTTATAGCATTTATGGTAATCGTTCAATGATGGAGTTAGGTTATTCGCTTTACGAAGACCCTAAATCTGGTGATAAAAGTTATATTCCTGCGCTCGAAAGTGGCTTTACAACACGGGATATAGCAGGGTATTATAAAATATGTGATGTTGCCGGGTCAAGCAGTAAATATAATTTTGCCAAAGCATACATTAGTATTCCTGCTTGGGATAGAAGCAATACAGGTGCTTGGAATGACGCCTGTCGTTCAAGCGCATATTATCTTTCCGGGAATCCAACATACTGGCATAGTTCTGAATTAAATAAATCAACAATCGCTTTATACGCTATTGAGGCAGGTAATAAATTCATAAACAATGTTGAATTTGAAATTATTACTTTTCCTACTGCGAAAACCGGAAGTGATTTACAAAAAATACTAAAATACGTTTTCGGAAATTTCAACATCAGCTACCCAATAACCGGATCAGATGCTCATATCGAATGGAAAATAAGCGATAATCCTTTGCTGCATTTAAGCGGTAACAATGTATTCACCTTTAATCCGGAGCAAAACCTGCTTCTTTATTCTGTTGATTCTGGGATTAATTACAATAGACTTGAGTTTCCCGATGCAAAGCATATTAACATGTTCCATATTTTTAAAAATGGAACATTGATGTTTGCAACGACGACAAAAATCTATAAATCAACAGACAATTTACTTACAATCAGCGAAATAACTGTTAAAGACACAGACGGGAGCGACTATGCGTTCCATACTCCTGAAGATGCTAAATATCCCGGCCTTTACTTTATAAATACGATGTGTTTTACATCAGTTGACATAGATGGAGATGAAATATATGTGTTCGGTAATTATACAAATAGCGTCTATTTGAATGGCGTTGCTCCTGCAAATCTTTACTACTCTATCAACGGTGAAGGCGTTAAGTTGGCCTATAAGTTTGGTCGGAATGGTTATTATAGGGATGATGGAACAGAAGATGGAAACAGTGCTGGCGTTGGTAATGTGATTGGGGATATTGACAATACCGTAATGTCAAGGCATACGCATGCCGTAACCTATAATCCAGACCTGAATAAATGGTACATGTGTTCGGGTGATTTTCATAGAACAGAATTTGAAGAAATACACTGGTTTGAGGGAACATATAACCCTACTACGGATGTTTGGTCTTGGAGCGTTATTCTGGATGCTCTACCGGCAACAAGGTATAAATCAGGATCATTGGTTTACCATAACGGATACATTTATTTCACTGATGATTCGGTTACATCTGCCGAACACGGGCTTTACAAGACGCTTCCGGAGGATATTGAAACCTACGCTAACCATGTTAAAATTTGTTCATTTGATAATACGGCAGCGCAGATGTTTATCAATGAAAGTAATGAGTTAATTGGCAAATCGGCTATTGAGGGTGTAAATGGTTTTGTTTTCACGTCAAAAAATCTTACAGATGTAAATGTGAGTTTGATTGATAATCTGCCAGCTAATTATAAAATGCTTGGAAAACTTGATGTCGGTGGTGGCGGGTATTACAAACTAACATTACTTGATTCAAGTAAATATATGGGCTACATGTATAGATTCTCAAAAGCACTTTTAATAAAGATCAAATAGTTCACCTTTAAAACTACCCGAATGGAAACCCTGACACCGCAAACAAAGATCAGATCGAATACTATTTACCGGATTGAACACGAGATAACCGGGACTATTGATGTCGCAAACGTGCATGATGTTACTTTCGAGGGTGGGACATTAGTAGGTGGCTATAACTTGACGGGCTTGTGTAATGGCATTACATGGGCTGATCAGGAAATTCAGGCGACAAACATCGGGGTGCAAATCAGGTCGGACGGCTCAAAGATCGAATTTTATAACTGCGATCTGCACGGGGGTAACTATGGCACGTGGATCCGTCCGGCTTCAGGCGGATATGTTTCCGGGTTATTATTCGATGGGTGTCAGGTCCATTCAACCCGCGATGATTCTGTTTACGTTTATAAGGCCCATAGGTTCACGTTTAAGAATGGATTGATACATCATAGTAACCTCAACTGGAAAGCCCCGGAAACGTCACAAAAAGTGGCAGCAGGGGACGGTATGCAGTTAATATTGTGCGACAGGGTGTCGATTGAGGGCAATACGATTGACCGCAGTCACACCGGAAACAAGTTCTGTATCATTTTTTCAGGTTCTGCAGGATCGAACAACACCCCGAAAGTACCGGATAACTTTATCCAGATAAATAACAATACTTTTATTCAGCCGATTAAGACTGCTCAGGGTGGGGCCGGGCTGTATTTTGGTGACCTACCATCAGACCTAATCACTGAGTTCACCTTTAACGAGTTGACCGGTGACATGGCAGGGATTAAATACACCTGTTTAGGTACGTTCTATTCTAACGGGAATACCTACCGGAACAATTCAATCGGTATCGAAGTGCAGAAACTTGAAGCAACGGGTAAGTCCGTTTCAGATAATTTTGTAAATTGTCAGCGCAAAGTATCATCGAATGTTATTGTTGAACCTTAAAAACCCACACCATGAAAATCACAATCGACACAGTAAACAAAACTATTGAAGTTCACGAAAGCGGAACACTGGCAGAAATAATTGAATTTCTGGAACTGTCAAAAATTGACCTGAAAGAGTATAAATTCGTTCAGACGCTGGAAACGGTATTTGTGCCGTATCACACGAAAACTGAAAAGGTAATTCCTGGATTACCGTATCAACCAGTTACACCGTATTATCCTGATTGGACTTGGCGGCCCGGAACAATAGTTTATTCGACAGAACATAATCACATGCAATTTTAACCATAACAAATGAAAACAATGAGCCGGATTCTCACTTACTTACTATTATCCGGGCTATTTGCTGTTGGAATTTATGCCGGGTATCTGGCAATAAAAGTTGAAGATAAGCCTAAAAAAGCATACCAATTTGTAACACGCCAAGCTGTTGACAGTTCAACGATGGCAGAGTACAAAGCCAAAGAAGCCTACACGCCTCAGCCTATTAAAGAGCCGATAAAGTGGAACGAGATAACAGCGGCTATTGTCGCTTTGACTGTTGCCGGGGCCGGAATAGGATTTACGGGATTCAAAAAAGAGGTTTACAGCCGTTTTAAAGGAATTGAAGAACAACTGCAATCCGTTGCAGATCAGAAAAACCGTGACAATGTAGATCAACGGCTGATTAAAATAGAACAGGATGCAGCCGGATTTGTCGATGATGAAAAGATAAAGGCATTAATTGATGGCATTGGTTCACGTTCACGGCTGTTCTGCAGGGATGTAATGGAAATGGATTTTACAGAAGAATGTTTAGACAAGGCCGTTCTGAAAATGAATGCTAGGGTACAGGATTCAAAGCACCAGATTAAGGACTTAGAATTTTCTGATTACTTTATAGGTCAAATAAATGAAATCCGATGCGGTCATCTGAAGCAACTAAAAACCGACCTGACCAGATTAATGGAAGATCGAATGCACAATTCAAAATATGAGCGGTTTGGTGAAATTATATGCCGTTTTCAGCGTAATTATATGAAATCGGTAATCAGGTTAAGCAATGAAACAAAACAGGCTTAAGCATCCCGGTAATGCGTTTACACGGGGTAATCCATCCGGGTTGCCGATAGCCTATAAAAACAGAAACGATATGAAAACACGAGTTACAACGAATTGGAAAACAACGCTGATCGGTGCGATTATTGCAGCCGGTGTATTCGCAGCGATTCTTACCGGGAAAATCACATGGATGGAGGGTAGCGGTTTTCTGCTGGCTTCAGGTATCTTAGCCTGGATGAAAGACAAATAGGTTGTGTTTGCTTGGTGGGTAGGTCGCTCTGTGGTGGGGCGGCCTTTTTTGTTTTGAACCTGTGTTCATTTGAAAACTTGACAAAGCCGGGATAATTTTGTTACTTTGCATACAGGAATATTCCAAAAAAAAACCAAAAAGCAATTTATGAGCGATTTTAAAACCCGCCTTGTTGACGAACAGGCACAACTTGAAGAGAAATTGGATAAGCTGGATGCCTTTTTGCTATCCGACAAAGTAAATGAAATTGATGACGTTCAAAGCGCATTACTTCACGTTCAGGCAACGGCAATGAACACATACCTGCAATGCCTGAAAGAAAGAATCGAACGCCTATAATTAAAATATTGTTAATTTGTAAAAAGCCGGTTCACCCCGGCTTTTTTATTGCAGATCAGCACGTTACGATTTAGCGTTATTTAGAATCGGTATAAATTATAGCTAATTATTTGATAATCATAGGTGATTTATATCATTGATTTGATTGATAAATATCATGTTAAATATATTGTAGGTAGTATAAATTATACCTATATTTGCTTTATCAAAATAACAGATTATGGCATCAGGAATCTATATGATAAAAAACCCAAAAGGACAAATGTATATTGGTCAATCCATAAATATAGATGTTAGGTTTAAGTCATATAAATACATACATGTACAGGGAGTGCTTGGTGATTCGTTTAAAAAATATGGAATTAAAAATCATATATTTTCTGTATTAGAATACTGCGATATTAAACTACTTAACGAAAAGGAAGATTACTATATTAAGTTGCATAATACTTGTAATACACCAAAAGGATTAAATAGGCTACTTGGTGGAACCAATAAAAGATATGGTAATACTGTTGCAGAGAATGCAGGTACAAAAGATACTTATGTTAAAGACTTTAACCGTACTGAATTTAGGGCATTAAGAAAGTCAAAAAAAATGTCTGTAAGAAAATTGTCAATGCTTTCTAATGTAAGGATTGATTCTATTGAAAAATATGAATCAGGGCAAAAAAAGCCACTACATAAAGCATATGAAAGATTAATAAATGTTTTAAACAATTTAAACTAACAAAGATGGAAAGTCCAATTATTTACGATGGTAATTTGTTCAAGCATTTAAGAACAAGCGACCCATTAATCAGTGTGTATGCTATTGTAAAAAAAACAAAAGTATCACGCCAAACAATTAACGGATTTGAGGCCGGTAATGACATAAAACAATCTACCCTTACAAAACTGCTGATCGCTTTGTACGAACTCAAAAAGAAACAGCCATGATCACCGGAGCCGTTATATTCATCGCCGGCATCGTACTGCTGAAGAAAGTATCTAACCACTTAATCAAATAACACCATGAAAACAACCGTAACAGAATCAAAAAGTATCAGATCATTCGGAGGCAAAACCGATAATTTCAGCGACAAGCATGAGCGTGCATTTGAAAAAGCGCACCTGAAAGCATATCTGAGAGGCGATAAGATGTTTTATTTCGGCTTCATTTACCATCCCGTTACAGGACAGCGTATCAGGTCAGAACATCAGGTAAAAGAAGTATGGACAAAACAAAAGTAACCGATTATTTGAACCCGTAAAAATTGAAACAATGAAAAACATTAACATTGATATAGGTGATGAAATACCTGATAGAATAAGGCTTCAAACTTACATAGAGGCAAAGCAACATGTAGAGGCTATAATTAAAGATAGCAGCTATAATGTTTTTAAATTAAATCAATGGATCGGGTTATGTATATTATTGCCATGTTGTTTATATGATCTAAAATGCTTTTCAGATGATCAACCAAATGGGAAAGAATGGAATCATTTTGATACAGTAAAATCATTTCCTGAAATAGAAAGTTATATTAGCATTATTGAAAAGGCAAATTCACATATGCAAAAGCATTCCATAAGGCTGAAATGCCTAAATAAAGCAATACAAACATTAACCAGTTAATCATAACACCATGTGCGACCACTGCCGAAACATTACCGAAACCTGTCCCGTATGCGGACAAACAGACCGGAGCGAGCCGGTTGAAATATTGACCAAAGTTACACACTGTTCGGACTGTCCAATGGGGGAGTACTTTGATAAATGGCCTGTCGATGGGTATAACTGCCACTTTATGCCAGAAAATGTAAGGACTGTAATTAGGTCTAATTCTGCTTCTGCGGACAACCTACCACTACCATCAGAATGCCCGCTCCGAACCAACACAATCACAATTAAGTTGAACCAATAACACCCGCCACCATGCCACACTTCAAAGAATTTATTGATCCGAATTTCCTCTGTAACATCGACTTTCTCGATGACAAAGGGAATTATATTCGTAAGATCGTAACGATCAAAAACGTAACGAAAGAGGAAATCCACAATGGGAAGGGCGGCACTGAACTTGTCGCAACCGTTCACACCTCAGAAACAAAGCCGTTCGTACTGAGCAAAAAGAACCTGAAAACGCTGATCAGGCTCACCAAAAAGATCAACACCGATGATTGGGTAGGCCAGCGAATTGAACTGTTTATATCCGAAAATGTAAAGGCGTTCGGTTCACTGTTTGACGTTATCCGGATCGCTGACAAACACATCGAACCGGCAAAGAAGCAGGACTACACGAAACAGGAAAACCTACTCAAAGCCTGTTTGACACTTGACGAACTTCAGGCTGCATTTCTTAGCCTGACCGGAGTAGAACAGCGTGCAGTTAATTCACTCAAAGACGAACTCAAAAAAACCTTACCAGCATGAGCCGATTTGTATTAACAAAAAAACGCAGGAATAAGATTTATGAATCTGCACTTTTGATATACATAAGTAAAGGTTTTACTCACGGGTTATGTAGTGCAATATCAAAAGCCAAAAGGTATAGCGAACCAAACCCATACATTTATTCAGGTCAATATCCGGAGATATTTAAACATGCTCCAAAGTTTTCAGAAAGAATACAAGATGATGGGTATTGGTTTCCGGTTTATGACAGAGAAATAAGAATTAATATTTTAAACCAAGCAATAAACGAAACACTATGAAAATCCTAACCATGCCCCAGCAGTCCTTTGAATGGCATCAGGAGCGATGCGGTTCGATAGGTGGCACATCATTCGGACAGGTCATTTCCGGGAAGAAAAACCGCCTTATTTACAACCTGATCAATGAAAGATTGAACGGTTACGTCACACCCGATGACTATATCAGCGATGATATGCAGTTCGGACTGGATAACGAAGATGCGGCCCGGGAACTTTACAGCGAAAAGTCCGGCATCAAATTCCATCAGATCGGGATGATTAAATCCGATTACTCCACGATTCACCACGCTTCACCGGACGGGCTGAATGAAGATGAAACGATTGTACTTGAGATAAAATCAACCGATGACGGAGCTATACATTTACAGCGACATTTTGAAGGTGTCGAATCATCACACATGCCGCAAATCATAAACTACTTTGCCGTGTCTGATCAGATTAAAGAAGTTCACTTTGTTTCGTACTGCCCGTACCGTGAAGAACGACCGATTATTCCGTATGTGTTCAAAGCCGAACACTATCAGGACAAGATTGCAGAAGCCCGTAAAAAGATCGCTGAGATCGAAGCCGAAGTAATCAAGAAACAGCAGGAATTTGTATTTTAAACCAAACTACCATGCCACGTTTAAATATCGACAGACAATTAGAATTAGAACCAAAGCGGATGGATTTCGCAAAGAAAACAATTGAAAGTGCCGGATATGTTGTAACCGTTGTAAGTAGCACGCATCTACAATTTGAATACATGGGCCATACTGTTAATTTTTTCCCATATAGCGGATGGGCTTCAGGAAGTACAATAAAAGACGGCAGAGGCTTAAAAAAATTACTTAAACAAATCTAAACACCACACACCCATGCAACCACTAACCACAAACGAGATAGTACAGCAGTTGCCGGATCAGATAACTTATGCCGATAAGGTTATGTTCATCTTCCGTGCCAAAGCGAAACCGTTAACACCCTGGCAGGTACACGACATTTTCAGATCATGGTTCGGGGCGTGTCTGATCGGATCCATCAGGCGGCAGATTACGAACCTGACCGATATGGGGTATCTGCACCAAACCGGGAAAAGAATACCGGGGCCGTTCAAAGCAAGTAACGGACTTTGGGAACATATTGAACTGAGTAAATCACGTAACAAATAAAAAACATGGCACCACAAATCATTGTACTTTGCTTAATGGCTTTTGATCTGATATATGCGGCTAATAAACACGGACAACCAAGAGATGAAAACTATAACTTTTGGATTGTATTAACAGGTCGATTTATCACATTTTTACTGTTATATCTTGGCGGATATTTCGATAATCTTTAACAACCTAACCACAATGAACCTAAACCCATTCAAACGACACCGCAGATTCAGGTCAGAACTGAAACCGGGGCAGAAAGTAACCGTTAAAACCCTTTCGAGCCGATACGAAGCGACAATACTCACAGTTGGCTCATACGCCTGCAATGTGACACGGGACGGATTCACAGCTACACCTGTTCCGACTCAACAGATTTATCCTGTAAAGAACCCACGTTCATTTAAACTTTTCAGAATCGGGTCGGATTGACCTAGGTGTTTCACCGATTGAATTTAAGTGTTTTACTGATGGATTAAATTTGCTTTTAGATAATTATTGTTGTATATTCGCATCTGCTAACCCACTATGAAGAACTTAAAAAGATACCGGATAAACATTGCCTTTGGTGCATCCTGCATCAGTGGGTTAGCCTTTGTTTGTCCGGTTCTTTTTGTCTTATGACTATCTGGAGAAATAAATTTCTGGAGTTAAGTTTTCAAATTCCTGAACGGCCAGACACTAAAGCAATAGATGATTATAATTATATTGTCAGCATCCAATATAATTCAATCAATAAATACGTTGAAACAACGAATCTTTTGCTAAGTGATGAACCGAAAATAATTGTTAAAAAACCTGCCACTCAATACCAGAAGACACACTTTAATGAAAATTATACTTTTTGTTATCAAAGTGTTTTAACTGGAAGACTAAGCAAATACATACCACTTGCTGAACGTGAAGAAAATAACATATCAGATACCGACAAAATTAACGGTGGTGTGTTTCCTGATGTTCTAAACCTTACTGATAATTTATCTATAATTTACGATTACTATAACTCTATCCGGCAAAGACTTTACAAGAAAAGGATTGAGTTATACACTGAATATCAAAAGCTATTTGCTGAAGTAAATTCTGAATGGTGGGATTTATACAACGAATATCTAAACTCTGATCAATGGTTAAAATTAAAGGAAAATGTTAAAGATAGGGATGGTAATAAGTGCGTTAACTGCGGTTCAACTATCAGTTTGCACGTTCACCACTTCCACTATGACAATGTGGGAGATGAGGACTTAGATGATTTAATTACCGTTTGCTACGAATGTCATAAGAAAATTCACTACTACAAAACGTTTTAACTATGCCAAATCTAATCAGTACAGCGATTGAATATACTTCTGAGGGGTTTGGCGTACTTCCGTTAAAATCCAATAAACTGCCAAATCTTGAAACGGGCCATAATTTCCTGTATGAGATTATGCAGGATTCAGAAATTAACACACGGTTTAAGAATACAGATAAAATCGGGATAGCTTGCGGGCTTGTTTCGGATGGGTTTGAATGTATTGATTTTGATGCTCATAAAGGCGAACCGATAAAAAGTATATTCAATAAATACCTGAGTAATCCCGATGTTAAGGCTATTGTAAAAGGTAACAGCCTTCCAATTATTCAGACACCTTCAGGCGGGTATCATATTTACTATAAAAATGTAGATAAGTATTCACCGGGTAGAAAGTTGGCGGCATGGTCTGATGAAACCGTAATGATTGAAAAGCGGGGTTATGGTCAGTATGTTTGCACAATTCCAAGCGAAGGTTATAAACAACTCAAAGGATGCGAACTGATAAAGGTTCCTGAGTTATCCCGTGAAGAAATTGACGTTTTACACGCTGTTGCTGAAAGCCTATCAGAATGTAAAATGGTTCGGGTATCTGATAAATCAATGGGTGAATGGCCTGATAAATTTACGGACACCGTTTGGGGTAAATTTTCAGAGGAAGAAGTTGACACCGCAAAAGATTTATTAATTGAACACGGATGGAAATACCTTTATACCCGCCGGACTGATGGAGTTGAATATTGGCAGAGGCCGGACAAGGAAAACGGATGGAGTGCAACTTTTGGAAGTAAACACAATATGTTTTATGTGTTTACAAAATCAGGCGAACCATTTAAATCAGACACGGCATACAGCCCTTTCGACATTTTGATGTTGTTGAAATTTAAGGGTAGCCGGGATCGAGCAACAGAATGGTTAAACGAAAGATATGGAGTTAAACCGGCCCCGTCAAAATACGAACGTGAAGAAGAAGAAACCGGATGCATTAACCCTACTTTCCCGATTGAGGTTTTCAGCCCGACAATTCAGCAATTTATTAATCAGTTAAACGCTTCACTAAATTACTCAATAGACTATTTGAGCGTTGCTATAATGTCAACTTTTGCAACCCTGAACGGGAATAAGTATAAGTTAAGGGTTAAAAACGGATGGGATGCACCAACAATCTTTTGGTTTGCTATTGTCGGAGAACCGGGCACCATGAAAACGCACCCGATAAAAACTATTTTTAAACCACTTATAAAGATTGATATTTCAAGTAAAACGGCATACGATCAGGAAATGATTGAGTATAACCGGATTGAAGATAAAAAACGGTCTGATGCAAAAAAGCCTGGATTCCGGCAAACACTTGTTTCTGATTCAACACTTGAGGCGTTGCATATTGTTCACTCAATCAACAAACGTGGGATATGTTTTTATAAGGATGAGTTGATAGGATTTCTTAACGACATGAACAGATACCGGAAAGGATCGGATGAACAGTTCTGGCTTGAATCGTTCAATAACGGAAGCTATATAGTTAACCGGGTAACCAAAGAACCGTTACTAATTGAGGACACCCATATAAACATAATCGGTACAATTCAGCCGGATATTCTCAATGGCATAATTTCACAGCACGGGGCCAACGGGTTAACAGACCGTTTTCTTTACACGTCAAACGAAACCAATATTTACCCTATTTCATTGGAAGATATTAACCCGATGTGGTTGAGTAAATGGGATGAAATTGTAAACGGAATTACATCGTTCTTTGAATTTACGGATTATCAGGATACCAAATATCTAAAGTTGACACCTGATGCAATGGAAATATTTATGAAGATTGATGCGCAAATTTGCGAAAATCAGCGTTCTGATAATGTTTCCTTTCAGATGAAAAACTACCTAAACAAAATGAAAACCTATGCACCCAGGTTCGCACTTTTAATGAACTTAATGGATTTTCAAGCGTACGGAGAAATGACCGACATAACCGGACAGCAAATGATAAATGCGGCCCGGATTATTGAATATTTTATCCAAAGCGCAAACTTTATCTTTAATAATGTGGAAAAAGACACAGAAATTTCAGAGGTTAACCGTAAATTAGACGGTAAAACCAAAACTGAAAAAATTATCGAACTGCACAAAAAGGGTTTTAAGCAGGTGGATATATCAAAAAAATTAAAAACTCCGGCCAGCTTTGTATCAAAAATTATAAAGAATTTGAAATGAACTTATACTCAGTATATCATCAGTATAACAAGCAACGCTTAGAGCCTGTAAGGTTTGAGGCAAAAGTTATACAAAGTTATACTATAACTTTCTCTTATATAAAAATAAAAATATTAAGGGAGTTATTAATAATATATATTTTATATAGTATAAGTATAAGTATAACTTTATATGTCAAAGCCTACGCAAACGGGCAAAGTTTGTATAACTTTTGGACTTATACAAGTATAACTTTTTAACTCCGCACCCATGACCCCCGAACAGACCCTATACGCTAAACTACGCACTGATTACAAGGCTAAGCACCCGAACTATCCGGATCATCTGACATTGCCTATGCGAACCTATAAGCTAAACACAGCTAACGGACTTACTCAGGCTGTAATAGCATGGATTAAGGCGCACGGGTACCAGGCCGAGAGGGTAAACACAATGGGCCGGATGGTTGACAATACGCAGGTAGTTACCGATGCGATGGGATTCAAACGCAGGATAGGATCGATTGAATGGCAGAAAGGAACAGGAACGAAAGGTTCTGCTGATATTCATTGCTCTATACCGCTGAAAGGATCGAACGGTTTTGCTGTGTCGGTTAAGATTGAAATTAAGGTAGGGAAAGACCGGCTCAGTGAAGCCCAGAAGAAATACGGTGAACAGATGGAATTGGCCGGAGGTGTTTACCTTGTAGTACACGATTTGAATGACCTGTTCCAATGGTGGGACAGTAACGTAATATAAACCTTAAAAACTAAACCAATGGCCTACGAACTGAAGCCCGGACAGGGTAGCATTTTCAAGAATGACAAGAAAACAGAAGAAAAACACCCGGATTACAAGGGTACGATTATGACCCCAGACGGAATAGAGTGCTGGGTGTCTATGTGGGTGAAACGAACTGAAGGCAAAGCACCGTTTTTCAGCGTATCAGTTCAGAAGAAAGATCAACAAGCATCATTACCTGTTGATGCTACGCCAGCCGAGCCGGTGGACGATCTTCCCTTCTGATCTATGCCGGTAATATCCGGCATTATGAACACCTGTTCATTTAAACCTGTTGACAAATTATTAACATTGTGTAACTTTGCACTAAACACCACCACAGTATGAAAGAACGACCAATATTATTTAGCACTCCTATGGTTCAGGCCATTCTTGAAGGTAGGAAAACGATGACCAGGAGAGTTATTAAGCCACAGCCAGAATATGATGGATTTTGGTGGAATCACCCTGGTAATAGACCAAAAGCAAAAAAAAATACTGGTGCTATATCATCAACATGTAAACCTGATTACTTATGGACAAATTTATGTAAATATAGTGTTGGTGATGTGCTTTGGGTTCGTGAAACATGGCATCCCAAGCGTCATAATATGCCAACAGGATTTCCTTATGAATACAAAGCTACTGCAGAATTAGATGGAACACCAACAAATGAAAAATGGAAACCATCCATCTTCATGCCACGTAAAGCATGTCGATTATTTCTTGAAATAACTAATATACGTGTTGAACGGTTGCAGGAAATTACTGAAAATGATGCAATTTCAGAAGGAATAATTCATAATTCTATAAATGACCCAAAAATTGAATTTCAATGGTTATGGCAATTTATTAACGGCAAAGAATCATGGGAATTAAACCCGTATGTATGGGTGATTGAATTTAATAAACTGTAAACACCACCACATGAAAACACCGGAAACGATATTTAAGAACGTAGTAGGCGAATACAGCCCGTACATTACACCGCTGACAGAAGAACTTTGCATTATAGCGATGAAACTCTATGCAAAGCAGTTTCAACCGGTAAAAGACCTGATGCCCGAAACGATTATGAAAATAGTCTGCGATTCATACGGGGTAACGATTGAAGAAGTGAAATCACGTACAAGGGTTCGGGAAGTTGTATGGGCAAGGCAGTTGATTTCAGTATTGTTCAAGTTCGGGCTGAAAATGACAACAACAAAAGCCGGTTATGAATTAGGCGGTTTTGACCATGCCACAATCCTGCATTCAATTTATCAGGTTAAGAACCGTTACAACTCTTATAAATTCGACAGGACGCAAATAGATTCGGTCATATTGCAGGCATTTGAATCCGATGAGCAACGTGCTTACATTACCGACCGCATAATCGACCCGCACAAGGACAGGCGGAACGTACTTAGTAAATTTACCCCTCAGACCGCATAGGAACGATTTTAAGCGACTTTAATACGAAAACCAATATCACATACCAACGAGGCACAAAATGACCGCACAAGTCCACATATTCAGGATTGAACTGATGAACGGTGAAAAATCAGACCCGATTGATGTCAGTAAGACCATACCGCTATCCGATTTCAAACGGTTCCGGCGGATGCTGATGCACTTCGTACGGGTCAGGCACCACAGGGAAATCAATTTGCATTATAAGGAACTGTAACCATGAAAACCACCCTAACCACAATCCTAATCCTGCTGACCTTAACGGGGTTCAGCCAAACCCTACTGCTTCAGAACCGCAAAGCCCGGATTAAACAGGACATGCACCTGTACAGCGAATGGCAACGAACCGTGACGGCTCTGGATTACATAGAGTACCAGTGCAACAACACAGCCATAGCGTACCGATTTACCGAGGACACCCGGCACGAATTTACAGGCCGGTGGATCTGCACCGAGATATACAAAGTCATGCCGGCAGACTGCAAACTGCTTTATGTTCAGCGGGGGTATAACGATCAGTGCTGGCGTGAAGTCGCCCCGGATCGGTGGATATTTTACGCCGATGAGTTCACCGGATATATTCAGGTCGAAGCGATTAATGCAGACGAAACCGTTACATTTGTGTTTAGGTTGTTATGAGGATAACGGTTTCGGGCTTGGCGTTAGTGCCACCTTGCACGAACTTTGAATTTAGCACTAAACTATCTGGTGGCATTACGCCAAACCCGTGTTATCGGATAGTTCATTTTTCGTGGGTGGGCAATAAAAAAATTTAAAAAATGGAAACAGGAATTGAATTAATCGGAAAAGAACGTGAGGAACAAATCCTAAAACACGGCAGAACAACGGAATTAGACATTAAATATAATTCAAGTTGTCAATTAGCATTTGCAGCAGAAAGGCTTTGTGTGCCTGAACTTGACATTCCAAACTACACAGCCCCTATGAATTGGGATAAAATGATTTGGGATAAAATGATTTCAAAGCCTTACAAGCAAAGATTGATAATTGCAGGTGCTTTGATTGCTGCTGAACTTGACCGTCTGAGTGCGGTGGAAGAAAAATGAATTTCCGATAACTAATCGCTAACCTCAACTGACTGATGATAGCGACATGAAAAAGGAATGTAAAAACAACGCCCTGACCGGCACCGAATTAACCTTAACCAAACCAACCATGATTGACCAGAAAAAGATTGAACAGGCGGCTGAAAGATTAGCTAAATTTCATGGAAATGAATCCTATGAAATAGATCAGCTGCTAATGGCAGGATTTCGATCCGGTGTCCGCTTTGCCGAAAGCGAGATTGGGCAGATAGCGCAGGAGTTTGCGGAGCTGCTTTATACCTGGGAATCAAAACTCGAACTTTTAAATGTTTCGATTGCAAACTTATCAGAAGCAGCCGATCCCAACACAATGACCACATTTACTGTTTTGCAATATCAACAAATGCAATTAACACAATGTATTGAAGGACTTAGGTCAATTATCGCCAAGTTCATGGCAGAACGTAACTAACCCACCTGCCCCGAATGCGGCTCAACAAGGGTTCTTGACTGGCCGGATAAGTTTCAGTGCAGGAGATGTGAGCATGTGTGGGGGAGGTAACGGTGGCAATATGAAAAGTTGGCTTGCTCAGACCTTTAAAAATGCGATAACCTTTAATAGCCAATTTTTTATATTGCGTGTTAGCTTTTCGTTTATTATTAATCATTAAAAATCAATTATATGCAGTACATTTTAAATAAAGAAGAAATTGAAAACTTAGTACCAAAACAGGAACTAACAGACACAAAAGAACAATTAAAGGCGGTTGTAGATGCTTTTAGAACTACTGATTTTTGCGTTCAGCACCAATATGGCAAAGATTGTTATTGTGATGATTGTCCAATTGCATCGTTAAATTTAAAACAACCAGACGGTAAATACTGGAAACCATGTTCGCACCAGCAGTTTTCTAAATGAAAGCTAACTCCCGGCTACGTCTGATTATTTCAGACCTATACAACAAATATTAACCCAGCACCCGACATTGAGGGGTGAATTTACCTATTGACAAACGCTGATTAATTACTTACCTTTGACGGCTATGGAACTGAGCAAACTGAAACCGAATCCGAATAATCCACGCGTTATCAAAGATGCAAACTTTCAGAAACTATGCAAATCAATACAGGAGTTCCCGAAGATGATGTCACTTAGGCCGATTGTGGTAGATGCTGATAACATGGTACTCGGTGGTAATATGCGACTTAAAGCATTGCAGCATTTGAAGTTTAAGCAGATACCGGATGAATGGGTAAAGAACGCGGCAGACCTGACTGAAGATGAACAGCGGCGGTTTATCATTGCCGATAATGTGAGCGGCGGTGAATGGGATGTGGAAGATTTGTCAGCCAATTGGGATCGGCAGGAGTTGGAAGATTGGGGGCTGGAAATTGAATGGCCGGTAATCGAACCGGAAGCAACGGAAGATGATTACGAGATACCGGACACAATCGAAACGGATATCGTGATTGGTGATCTGTTTGAAATTGGGGAGCATCGGTTGTTGTGTGGGGATTCAACTCAAACCGATACATTCGAAAAGTTAATGCAAGGCGAGCTTGGGGATATGGTACTGACCGATCCGCCATACAATGTTGAATACGAAGGCAAGACAAAAGACGCTTTAACAATCAAAAACGATTCAATGAGCAACGATGCGTTTTATGTTTTTTTATATGACTTTTATACTGCTCAATCCACTGCTGTAAAAAAAGGTGCATCGATCTATGTTTGGCATGCATCATCTGAAATTATAAACTTTGCAAAGGCAATGGTTGATGCAGGTTGGTTATTAAAGCAGCAGTTGATTTGGGTAAAAAATACAATGGTAATGGGGCGGCAGGATTACCAATGGAAGCACGAACCGTGTTTATACGGGTGGCTTGCCGGAGGGTCTCATACATGGCATTCTGATCGAAAGCAAACAACCGTTATTGATTTTGACAGACCACAGAGAAGCACCGAACATCCAACGATGAAGCCTGTTGGTTTATTCTCAAAGCAAATAGAGAACTCCAGCAAACAAGGTGATATTGTAATCGATGCATTTGGTGGGAGTGGAACTACGATGGTGGCTTGCGAACAACTAAAACGCAAGGCCAGAGTAATCGAATACGACCCAAAATACTGCCAAGTAATCATCGACAGAATGCGCAAACTTGACCCGACAATAAAAATCAAGCGCAATGGACAGGAGTATTGAATTATCGAGATACCAGACATATCGCGAACTGGTAACATACGCAGAGAAGGTTCCTGTAAAGGATCGGCCTGAACATTTAAAGGACTTGGAGCAATGGCTTGAGAAATATAGGATTGGTCGTGCGGAATGGTTGGAGCAATTTAAACATATTTGAAATGGCATACGACACGAACGAACTGGAACGGCAATCGCTGGAGGCAATCACCAAATACAAGCTAATTTGGATTGAGGAGGTTATTTCGTATTTGCCATGTGCCAGATCAACATTTTACGATAATGAATTGGATAAATCGGACACAATAAAAGCTGCTATATTAAAAAACAGGAATGACCTCAAAGTAGGCCTCCGGAAAAAATGGTATGAATCCGACAATGCAACCACGCAAATAGCTCTATATAAGTTGATTGGAACGGATGACGAATCGGACCGGATTAATTCACAAAAGCAGAAAGTTGAGCATTCAGGCGGCATTGAAATAACCGGGTTTGAAATCGAGGTGATCAAATGAAGCCACGGATAAAGACCATACCAGAGTTTTTACCGCTTTACGACAAAGATCATCCCAATTACTATGATAGGTATTTTAACTTTTACGGGGGCCGTGGTGGCCGTAAATCATGGGAAATTGCCAGGAGTTTTATAGTTAAGTCCTATATAAGACCTAAGCAACTATTTGTCTGCACAAGGGAAATTCAAAATAGTATCGGTGATTCAGTTTTGAGGTTGCTTGATAATCAAATCAACATGCTTGGTTGCTCTGCTGATTTCACAATTCAGCAAACAACCATCATTCACAAAAACGGTTCTGAATTTATTTTTAAGGGGCTGAATGGCATGACTATTGACAGCCTTAAATCGCTGGAGGGGGCTGATTATTGTTGGGTTGAGGAAGCTCACAGTGTATCAGAAAAAAGCTGGTCAATTTTAATACCGACAATAAGAAAGCCGGGCAGTCAAATATTTATTTCGTTTAATCCTGACCTTGCAACTGATCCTGTTTACCAAAGATTTGTTATTAACACACCACCCCGGACATATTCATGTTATGTCAGTTACCTAAAAAATCCGGACTGTTCACAGGAGGCGATAGATGAAGCAGAATACCTGAAACGGGTTGATTACGATGCGTATTCTCATATCTGGCTAGGTGAAGTCAGGCAACACACCGATGCACAGGTATTCAAAAATAAATATCGGGTTGCCTCATTCGATGTAGATGAATCATATGGCTACCCATTGAACGGGGCTGATTGGGGGTTTTCGACCGATCCGACTGTTTCAATCCGGTGTTATATCAAAGACAGGACGTTGTATGTACGGAATGAATCATATAAAATCGGATGTGAAATTGACGATACACCGGCCCTGTTTGATGCAATACCAGACAGCCGAAACTACACGATCAGAGCAGACAGCGCACGGCCTGAATTGGTAAGCTACATGCAGCGTTCAGGGTTCCGGATTGAATCAGTAGAAAAATGGCCCGGGTGCGTTGAGGATCGTGTTGATTTTATTCGCAACTTTGAAGAGGTTATAATTCATCCTGACTGTCCGCACACTGCTGAAGAGTTCAGGCTGTATTCATACAAGACCGATAAGCGCACTGGTGATGTATTACCGGTACTGATCGATAAACATAACCACTGTATTGATGCGATAGGGTACGCACTGACACCATTGATAAGAATGCCGCAGGTAACAGTAATGCCAACAACGAGAAAAGCAAGGATATGAAAATACTTGGAATTGAAACCAGATGGATAACGAATAAAATTGTCAACCCTGAAACCGAGCAGATTGGCAAGTTTACCATTATCACGCAAGCCAGCCAGCGTAGGACGGTTGATATTGACGTTTATATCAAAGCCTTGCAACTGGCAGAATCCAGGCGGAAACCGCTTAGATACTCTTTATATGACCTATACCAGGAGTCAATAGACTACGTTCCGCACTTAAAAGCATTGTTGGAGTTAAGGCAATTAAACCTGTTGAGCAAAGAATTTCGTTTCACTGTGAACGGTGTAGTTGATGAATCAATGACACCATGGATTCAATCACCTGAGTTTAAGAACTTTTTACGTGATATTTTAGATACTAAATTTTGGGGATTTAGCCTGTTTGACTTTACCGATAGTAAGGGCGATTGGTTTACTTATGACCTTGTTAACCGTAAGCACGTTGATCCGATCACAGAGGTTGTTTATAAGTACCAAAATGGGACAAGTCCGATACCATACAACACTAATGAAAGACTTAAATATGTATTACCTGTTGGCAATAAAACTGATTTAGGGCTGCTTAAAAACGCTACGCCAATCGCTATTCATATCAGGAATATGACCGGTGATATGATGAATTATGTAGAGTTGGCTGGAAATAACTTCACTGTTTACAAGGACAAAACAGGCGATCCGAAAATAGCAACACAGATCGGTCAGGCTGAAAAGAATAAATCAGGCTCAGGATATGTGCAAGTACCGTCAGGTGTTGAACGTGAAATCGAAAACCAAAGCAGCTCACAGCAAAATGAACTATTTAAAGGTGTTCATGACCTATTAAATAAGGAGTTAAGCAAGTTAATTTTAGGCTCCACAATGGGCATAGAGGACGGCAGTTCACTAAGTCAGGCTGAGGTACACGAAAGGACAATGGGTAAGGTATTTCAATCTGATATACGTTATACGCTTGATGTGCTGAATTATGACTTTGCCGACAAGTTGAAGTTATGGGATAAGAATCCGGCAGGACGATTTGAAATTGCACAGACAAGCAAAACAGAACCATTGGCTGTATCTTTGGGTGTCGGTGGCACTCAGTCATTACAAGCTATTTTAGTCGATTCAGTGCTGACAACAGAGCAGAAAAAGAATATAATTATCACCCTATTCGGTATCAGTGAAGAAGATGCCGATAAAATGACAGCAACCACACAGGAACAAACACAACCAAACAATGATCCACCTCAAAATTAACAAGACTAAGGGAAAAATCATCACCGAATGGGATGAGATGACCGTAAATCAGGCTATCAAACTGATGGAAATCGAATTGCCTGAATCGGTCAAAGATAACCTGTTTGATGTTGCTCTGTGGAATTTTGGTACGGCTGGCTTCAAATACGCTGCAAAGGTGTTTCAGATACTCAGCACATTCAGCCGTGACGTTATCGACCATACCCATGCCGCTGATATTATGATGTACTTTGTCAAATATCATCTGGCATTTGTTATCGATCTGCACCAGCAGCAACCGGCAACGTATGAGCCGAAAGGGGATAAATCATTTACTTTGGATGGGGTGACATATCCATATCCAACATCACTCAAAGTAGAATCAACCGTATTACCAGCTTACTCATCCCGTGCTGTTGAATTTGTGGAATCAAGCAATATACTGTCTGTTATCGCTGACTTAGGCCGGGAAGGTATCAAACATTTGCCGCTATTTATCGCTACTTACTGCCATCCAGAGGGGGAGCAATACGATGAAGTTAAGATACAGCAACGGGCCGCGGAGTTCGGACGGTTGCCGATGTCAGTAGCTTGGGAGGTTTTTTTTTGCATACAGACGCTCACGCAACAATACGCGATCAATATCCTGAACTATACAGCAAAGCAAGTTCAAAGGTACAGGATGCAGTTAAAAGTTCAGGCATGGATCGCAAACGTTTCACGTCTTGGCTTTATAAGGTGGCGGAAAGCGGGATCGCAGGCACAATTAACGCAGTTAAACTGATGCCGTTGTATGACTTTATTGACATACTTGGGTACTTGAGTTTAAAGGATAAGTTCACTG